CGTGATGTCCGCCGTGGGCGGCTACTGGTCGAGCCTGGACAAGGCCGAGCAGGTCGACATGCTCAGCGCCCTGCACCTGGCCCCCGGCAACATCCCGCTGGTGATGGGCTTGGTCGGCGTGCTGCTGCGCATCACCACCTTCCGCAAGGACGGGCAATGATCAACAGCCGCAACCTGGACGACCTCCGGCCCGAGGCCAAGGCCCTCGCGGAGAAGTTCAAGCGCCAGTGCGCCGCCGAGGGGATCGACATCCTCTTCACGAGCACGAGGCGCGACAACGAGTGCCAGGCCATGCTGTACGCCCAGGGCCGAAGCACTCCGGGCAATCGCGTGACGAATGCCAAGCCTGGCGAGAGCTTCCACAACTACGGGGTCGCCTTCGACTTCGTCCCGCTGGTCGGTGGGAAGCCGCAATGGGAAGACTTGAAGCTGCTCAACCGCTGCGGGGTGATCGCCGAGGCCTGCGGCCTGGAGTGGGCCGGTCGGTGGCAGTCGTTCCGCGAGCTGCTGCACTGCCAGCTTCCCGGGCTGACCATCGCCGAGCTCAAGGCGGGCAAGGTCCCCGAGTGACGTGGACACCACTCCTGTCGCGTGGCTGGTCGTCCCGGCCCGCGGCCAGCCTGCCGCCTTCGTCGACCACGGCAAGGCCACTGACTACGCCGCGCGCTGCCACGGGATCGTGGTGCCGCTAGGCCCCCTGGCCGAAATGCCGCCCATCAACCCTGGCCCTGTGGGCCGATAGGGAGCCACGATGCACATGACCCTGAGGAAGCCAGCCGACGCGGTGCGCACGATGCTGGAGGGCTTGGCCGAGGAAGAGAAGTTCGCGCAAGAAGCGCTCGCCCAGGCGCAGGGGGCCGCCAGCTTTGCCGCGGAAGAGGTCAGCAAGAGCCTGGCCCGCCTCGATGCGGTCCGCGCCGCCATCATCGAGTGGCGTTCCTTCCAACGGCAGCACTGCGAGTAAGACGTGCTGCTGAGCCTCATCCCCACCTGGGTCAAGGCCGCGGCCGCCGGCATCGGCGCAACCCTGCTGGTTGCCGCTGGGTTCTTCGCAGGAACCCACTGGGTTTCCGCGCAGTGGGACCGCGACAAGGCGCAGCGCGCCGAGGCCCTGGCCACGAAGACCACCCAGGCGATGGAAGACAGCCGGCGCATGGCCGTGGCGCAGCGAGCGAAGGACAACGCCTATGAACTCCAGATCCGCCGCACCGGTGCTCGCCTTGCTGATGCTCTCGAGCGGCTGCGCGACCGTCCCGAACGTCTGCCCGAGCCTGCCCGAGCCGCCTGCGCCGGCGCAACTGGGGCCCAGCTTTCAGGACGAGATGCGGCTTTTCTTGAGCGGCTCGCTGCCCGAGCCAACGACCTCCGAGCCGCCCTTGCCCGTTGTCAGGGAACGCCCGTCCCCGCGGACTGACAGGTGACCCATGACCACCCTCCTCGTCGTCTTCGCTGGCCTGGCGCTGCTCGTCTCGGGCTGCGTCATCGCCCTGGCCATCTACACCCGGCCGTCGTGGGAGGACAAGCGGTGCCATCGCTGCCTGCACTACTGGGTCGGAGTCAACCCCGATACCAACCTCATTGACCGCCAGGTGTGCCGTGCGCGCCCCCCGGGGCCGGGGGAAGACTGCCAGAGCCAGCGCATGCCTGCCCCGCAGTGGGTCCCCATCGCCTTCACCGGCCGCTGCGGGCCGCGCGGCCGCTTCTTCGTCCCGAGGTAACCCCATGGAACAAGACAAGGTCTTCCACCTCGCCGCCGGCGCCCTCGTGGCGCTTGCCGCCTGGGCCCTGATCGCCCTCGCCCCGCAGATCGGAATCCAGCCCACGATGGCCATTGCTGCGGCTGCCGTCGGCGTGGCCTACGAGGTCCTGCAGCGCATCCGCGGCGACGGCGTGCCCGACCCGGCCGACGCCCTGGCCACCACGGCCGGAGGCGGCGCCGTGGCTCTGCTGGTGTGGTGGCTCGCATGAGCGGAGAGAAGTTCGCGCCTGAGGCGACGTTCGCCAAGATCACCTACACGGGAGCCGGGCCGAGGTTCCTGAAGACGCAGCAGCCCGAGATCCGGCCCGCCTCGCAGCACTGCGGCAATGCCACCGACGCTGTCATCCATCACCCGAAGCTCGGCCAGGTCGACACCGGCGGCGATCGCTTCGGCGCCATCCTGAAGGCATCAGGCCGGCTTCACGCCCTGCAGTCTGGTGAGCGCTTCGCCGCCAGCATGCGTCTGCGTGCCATGGGCCGCGCGCCCGTCCTCCGGCTGGACGACCCCGAGGCCAAGGAGACTGAGCGCCGCCGCCTGGAACGCGAGTTCGACCGCCTGTTCGGGATCGAGTGATGACCCGCCCGCAGCGCAAGCGCCCCTACCCGCCGGAGAACCTGGACGCCTTCCTGCCGGCACCCGAGGTGATGGAGTGGATCGAGCGCGAGATCCTGGCCGAGACCGGCGCCCTCTTCAACCCGGACCATCGGCACCTGCGCGACGCCGACCTCGCTGTCCTGTGGGCGCCAGATGGCTACGCCACCAAGGGCCGCCAAGTGGCCGGCACCGCTGAAATGGTCGCCTTCCGCTGCAGCAAGTGGCAGAAGTGGCGCCAGGAGCAGCAACTGGCCGAGTGGTTCGAGACCGTCCCCGAGTTCCTGATCACCCTGGACGCTCGCTACAGCTCGCAGGCCGACGACACCGCCTTCTGCGCACTGGTGGAACACGAGCTCTATCACATCGCCCACGCGCTGGACTTCCTGGGCATGCCCAAGTTCGCGAAGGACGGCACCGCCGCGCTGGAGATCCGCGGACACGACGTGGAAGAGTTCGTCGGCGTGGTGCGGCGTTACGGCACGGGGCACCCCGAGGGGTCGCTGACCAAGCTGGTGGCGGCCGCCAAGAAGGGGCCAGAAGTGGCCCAGGCGCGCATTGCGGGTGCTTGTGGCACTTGCCTGCTGCGCGTTGCATAGGCGTTTTCCGAGGTTTTCGAGTGGCCACGCTTCACGGGTCCGTCAAGGTCTTCATCGTTGAGAGGCTGGCGTGCTTCGACACGCCCACGCAGGTGGCTGAAGCCGTAAAACAGACCTTCAAGGTCACGGTGAGCACCCAGCAGCTTGCTGCCTACAACCCCAAGACGGTGGCCGGCGCGCGGCTGAGCCAGACCCTGAAGGAGCATTTCGAGGCCACGCGCAAGAAGTTCCTGGAGGACACGGCGGACATCCCGATCGCCCACAAGTCCTACCGGCTTCGCACGCTGAACCGCCTGGCCGAGAAGATGGAGGGCGCGGGCAACGTGGCCATGGTGGCGCAGCTCATGGAGCAGGCCGCCAAGGAACAGGGCGAGGCCTACACCAACAGGCAGAAGCTCGAGCACTCGGGCAAGGATGGCGGGCCGCTGACCGTGGTGGTGCGCAAGTTCGGCGGCGATGAACGAACTGATCCTGCCCAATAACTGGGTCCCGCGGGACTACCAGCTACCGGCCTGGAAGGCCCTCGAAGGCGGGATCAAGCGGGCGCTGCTGCTGTGGCACCGGCGGGCCGGCAAGGACGATGTCTGCCTGCACTGGGCGGCCACAGCGGCGATGCAGCGGGTGGGCAACTACTGGCACATGCTGCCGGAGTACTCCCAGGCCCGAAAGAGCGTCTGGGATGCGGTCAACCCGCGCACGGGCATGCGGCGGATCGACGAGGCGTTCCCCGACCCCATCTGCGAGGTCAAGCGCAACCAGGATATGTTCATCCGGTTCCGCAACGGGGCCACGTGGCAACTCGTGGGGTCGGACACCTACAACAGCCTGGTGGGTAGCCCTCCCATCGGCGTGACGGCATCCGAGTGGGCGCTGGCGGACCCTGCGGCCTGGGCCTACCTGCGGCCGATCCTGCGTGAGAACGGCGGCTGGGCGGCCTTCATCACCACGGTGCGCGGCAAGAACCACGTGCACCGGCTGTACGAGGCGCACAAGGACGATCCCGAGTGGTTCGTGCAGATGCTGCCGGCCACGCAGACCGGCGTGATGTCGCTGGAGGACCTGGAGAAGGAGCGGCGGGAGTACCAGGCCGAGTACGGGCCGGAGGACGGCGACGCGCTGTTCGCTCAGGAGTACCTGTGCGACTGGAACGCGGCGATCGTTGGCAGCTACTACGGGCGCCTGATGCGCGATGCCGAGCGCGGCGAACGCATCCGCTCGGTGCCCTACGACCCGATGGCGCTGGTCCACACGTCATGGGACCTGGGGCTGAGCGACGCGACCGCCATCTGGTTCTTCCAGATCGTCGGCCACGAGATCCACATCATCGACTACCTGGAGAACAGCGGCCAGCCGCTGGCCTGGTACGCCGGCGAGCTCCACAAGAAGCCCTACGCCTACGGCGAGCACATCTTGCCGCACGACGCCGAGGCGAAGGAACTGCAGACCAACCGCAGCCGCACCGAAACGCTGCGCGAGTTGAACCTGAATGTTCGGGTGCTGAAGGCCAACGGCGCCGAGCGGATCCTGGTGGCCGACGGCATCAACGCGGTGCGGACCATCCTGCCGCGCTGCTGGTTCGACGCTGTCAAGTGCGCCAAGGGCATCGACGCCCTGAAGGCCTACCGCCGCGAGTGGGATGAAAAGCTCAAGACCTTCCACGACCGGCCCGTGCACGACTGGGCCAGCCACCCGGCTGACTCGTTCCGCTACCTGGCGCTCGGCATCGACGCTGTGCCAGGTCATGTGAAGGCCGCCACGGTCAACGCCTTCCGCAACCGCCCCCGCTACTCCTGAGGAGACAGCCATGAAGTACATCGTGCTGGCCCTGCTGATGGGCCTGGCAGGCCCTGCGGCGGCCGACCTGACCGGCGTGATCAACCTGCGCAGCGGCGCGGTGATCAATCTGCACAGCGACGACGGGCTCTGCACCCATGGCGCGCACAGGGCCGAGTTCTTCGACCCGACACAGCGCCTTCCGAACCTGACCGGCTGCTGGGCGGTGCGCCCCAACGGGGTCGTGACCATCGGCTGGCTCAACGGCTACGTCGACGCGGTTCCCCTGCAGGCCATCGAACTGCCCAAGGCGCTCTGACCATGATCGAGACCGACCGCGACCAGGCCGGCCGCAGCGGCGGCATGCCGTTGACCGACCTCGAGCGGCTGCTGGCCGACGTGGAGAACGAGCCCAGGTGGCGCGCCTCGGCTGACAAGGCGGCCGACTACTACGACCACAAGCAGGCCAGCGCCGAGCGCGTGGCGCGCAGCGCCGACACCGGCGAGCCGCTGGTGATCGTCAACCTGATCCAGCGCACCATCAACGGCGCCCTGGGCCAGGAGGCCAAGAGCCGCCTCAACTGGAAGGTCAGCCCGGACAGCAACTACTTCAGCGACGTGGCCAGCGTGCTGGGCGAGAAGCTGCACGAGGCGCAGCGCGAGGCCAAGATCGACGCGGCCATCAGCGAGGCCTACTCCTCGATGCTGCGCACGGGCATCGGCTGGGTGGAGGTCTGCCGCAACCCCAACCCGTTGCAGTACCCCTACAAGGTCACTGCCGTGCACCGCAACGAGGTGTGGTGGGACTGGCGGGCCAAGCAGGCCGACCTGTCGGACGCGGCCTGGATGCTGCGCCAGCGCTGGGCGGACTTCGACGAGGTCGTCACGCTCATGCCGGAGAGCCGGGGCCTGCTGGAGATGGGCTGCAACTCCGGCCCGATCACCGACGCGATGATGCAGCAGCTCACCGTCAGCCAGGGCAACTTCGAGGACGTGCTGAACACCCGGCGCAGCTTCGGCCGGCAGCAAGAGGAGTGGCTGGACAACAGCTTGCGCAAGCGCATCCGCCTGTACTGCGTCTACTACAAGAAGCACAAGGAAGTCATCGCGCTGGTGTCGGGCACCAAGCGCATTCGTTTCAACCCGCAGAACCCGTTTCACGTGGCGCTGGTGATGCGCGGCGCGGCCAAGCTCATGAAGGGCCCTGGGTACGAGATCCGCCGCGCGATGTTCGCCGGCCCCTGGCGCCTGTACGACGAGCCGCTGCCGGGCCAGAGCTTCCCGCTGATCCCCTTCATCTGCTACCGCTGCGACGACGACTTCAGCCCGTATGGCCTGGTGCACGGGATGATCCAGCCGCAGGACGAGTACAACGAGCGGCGCTCGCGCCTGCTGTGGCTGCTCAAGGCCAAGCAGATCTTCGTCGACGAGGACGCGCTGGACGAGCGCTACAACAACCTGGTGGACCTGGCGCGCGAGGCGATGCGCCCGGACGCGATGTTCGTTCTCAAGAAGAACCGCGCCAACGGCGTCAACGCCCTGCGCATCGAGTCCGACCCCCAGATGAGCGCCGCCCAGTCGCAGGTGATGGAGGACGCCAAGGTCAACATCCAGGACCAGCCCGGCCTGTACGGGCCGCAGTTCGGCGGCAACCGGGTTGGTGCTGAGTCCGGCGTGGCGCTGAACAGCCTGCTCGAGCAGTCGGTGGCCAGCCTGGGGGAGACCAGCGACAACTACCGCAACAGCCGCGCGGTGGTGGGCGATGCGGTCGTGTGCGAGATCTCCATGGACCACATGGACCCCAACATGCGGGTGGAGATCGGCAGCGGCACCAAGCGCCGCACCGTGGTGCTCAACACGACAAGGCAGGCCTGCCGTTCAACTCGGTGGAGGACGCGCAGGTCAAGGTGGGCCTGGGCGACGTGCCGGTGACGCAGGCCTACAAGGCGCAGCAGGGGCTCTTCCTGCGCGACGCGCTGCAGGCCGCCGGCAACAACCCGATGGCCCAGGCCGTGCTGCTGCCCGCGCTGCTGGAGTCCAGCGACATCGAGCACCGCGCCGAGTACGCCAAGTGGCTGCGCCAGAAGGCGGGCGTACCCGAGCCTGGTGACCTGGCCGACGAGGACCTGCAGGCGCAGATGGAGCAGCAGAACCAGCAGCAGCAGGCTGCCGCTGCCCAGGCCAACCAGCGCGCGATGGACGCTGAGCTCGCGGTGAAGGAAAGCACTGCGACGCTGAACAAGACCAAGGAAATGCTCACGCAGATGCAGACGCTGCTGACGCAGACCCAGGCGATGAAGACCGCGGCCGAGGCCGAGGCGATCGCCAACCAACCCGACGAGGACGCGCTGATCAGCGGCGTGCTCGAGGAGGCCGCGAAGGCCTGACCCGTTTCTCGCCACCGGGCGCCGGCCCTGGTGGATGAGTATCAGCCGGCACCCCTGAAGGGCCCGTTCGGAGCGATCCGCGCGGGCCTTTTGCATTTCGCACCTCCGCGACACAGAGGAAATGGCAGATGACCGCAGACCTTGCATCGAAGCTCGACGCGCTCGACGGCAGCGTGGACTACTCGGACCCCAACGTATACGCAAAGCTGCTGTACGGGGACGAGGCGGCCACGACCACCGAGCAACCCCAGGGCGATAGCCAGACGGCCACGCCGGCCGCAGCCGCAACGACCGAAGTGACCGCACCTGCGGCCGCCGAGGTCCCCGCCGCTGCCACCCCGGCCCCAGCCGCTCCGGCCAGCAGCGCGCCGCCCGGCGCTGCCGAGACCCCCGATGCCAGCCAGGCGGTGGATGGAGTCCTGACCCGGGACGGCAAGCGCGTCATTCCCTACGACGTGCTGGCCCAGACCCGACAGACCGCGCAGGAGAACGGGCGCCGCGCTCAGCAACTGGAAGAGTCCAACCGGGCGCTCCAGGCGCAGATCGAGGCGCTGAAGTCCGGCAAGGCCGACACCGGCGCGACCGTCGAGAAGTTCAGCAAGGCCCGCATCGAAGCGGCCCGCGCCGACTTCCCCGAGATGGCCGAGATGATGGAGGTCCAGAACCAGCTTGCCGTCGAGCTCGCTGACGCACGCAAGAGCGCTCCCGCTCCTGCCCAGGCGCCGGCACAGCCCGACAACACGCAGCAGGTCCTCCAAGCCGCGATCGACAACCGCCCCTTGCTCGCCAAGTGGCAGACGTCAAGCCGTGCGCTTTTCTCGCGCGCCGGCGAGATCGACGACGCCCTCATGGCCGATCCGGTCTGGTCCGCGAAGTCGCTGGACGAGCGGCTGGCCGAGGTCGAGCGCCAGGTCGCTGCCGAGGTCGGCATCGCAGTCCCATCCAACCAAGCCGCACCCGCGGCGCCGGCGGCCCCTGCCGCGCCGGCACAAGCCACAGCCCCCGCCGCTCCCGTCGTGGCGGCCGCCCCCAAGCCCGGCATCGGAGATTTCAACGGCTCAGCCCCCGTCGTGGGTGCTGATCCGCTGCTCGGTGTGCCGGTCGGCAAGGCGGTCGACGTCGCGATGGCCATGTCCATCGAGGACGTGATGCGGTCGGTGGGGGTGAACGTCTGACCCCACTGAATCCAGAGGTTTGAAATGACCACCCAAGTTACCGACAGCAGCAACTTTGCGCTGGTGAAGGAGAGCGTTGCTCTCACCGCGGTTGCCATCAAGGCGCCAACCGACCTGACGCCCCTCATCGGCAAGGCCCCGTCCCAATCGGGCGCCGAGTCGACCATCAAGCAGCAGTCGTCTCCGGGCCTGCCCGGTGTGCTGGTGACCGACCTGTCGGCCGCCAAGACCGGCACGATGGTGACCATCGAGGCCTACGACACGCTGGGGGGCGACCCGATCATGGGCGACCAGATGCGCGAGGGCAAGGGCGAGAACGTCGACATCAGTTCGATGGACGCCAAGATCGATCTGGCCTCGAAGGTCATCAACGCCGTCCCCGGCAAGATGATCGACCAGCGCACGAAGATCAACCTGCGTTCGATGGCGATGGCCCAGCTCATGGGCTACTTCCCCCGCCTGCTGTGGAACCGCACGCTGTGCCACCTGGCCGGCGCACGGGGCGACCAGAAGGGCAAGGCCTGGCACCTGAAGACCGTGGCTCAGTCGAGCGCGGCCGATCTGGCGTCCAAGCTCATCAACCCGCTGCTGGCGCCGACCTACAACCGGCACTTCGTCATCAACGGGACGGACCTGGTGCAGGGCGGCGCGCAACTGGCCTCGATCGACTCCACCGACGTGTGGAGCCTGAGCGTGATCGATGCCCTGGTCGAGGTGCTGGATTCGCTGGAATTCAAGCTCCAGCCGATCAAGCTCCCCGACGACCCGGCCGCGAACTACTCGCCGATCAAGGGCGTGCTGTACCTGGACCCGATCGCCTACTCGATGCTCAAGCGCGACAACACGAGCGGGCACAACATCCGCGCGTGGCAGGCCGCGGCGATCGAGCGCGCCAACCTGATGGGCCTGAAGCGGCACCCGCTGTTCATGGGCGAGGTGCTGATGTGGAACGGCATCGTTATCCGCCCGATGGAGCTGGCGATCACGTTCGCGTCGAGCTCGACGACCAAGCACATCACCTCGGCGAACCGCTACACGGCCACCGAGACCGACGTGACCATCAATGCCGCGCTGACGGCCGGCTACCGCGTCTCGCGCGGCATCCTGATGGGCGCGCAGGCCTTCGCGGTCGTGCAGGGCAACAACTCGGCCAGCGGCACCACGGCCTCGTTCAAGGAGCGTCTGTACGACTACGACTCCAAGCACGAGGCCATGGGCGAATGGATGGGTTCCGAGACCAAGCTGCGCTTCTCGTTCCGTGACGCGGACGGCAACCTGGAGCCGACCGACCACGGCGTGATGGTCATCGACGCGGCTGTCCGCACCGTCGGCAACTGATGGCTCGGGGCCCTGGGAAGGGCCCTGACCAACCCTTCAATCTCCGAAGAGGAAAAGCATCATGAGTACCTACAAGGGTCTTCAATCGGGCCGCGCGCAGCACAACACCGCTGCCTGGGGCAATGCCTGGGCCGACAACAACAAGGTCACCCCGGCCGCGACTCTCGTCGCCAACGACGTGGTCGTGCTCATGGACGTGCCTGCTGGCGTCCGGCTCGATCGCTTCCGCTACTACAACGGCGACTTCGACACCGGCACCGCGCTGGTGTACGACATCGGCTACCGCACCAAGCTGCCCGGCGGCTCGCTGACCAGCCTGGCCTTCTGGGCCGACGATGCGACGGTCCTGCGCGCGGCGACCACGTCGTGGCAGGAGATCGTGTTCGAGCCGTTCGTGACCACCGAGCCGATCGAGATCGTCCTGATCCCGAGCGTGGCGCCGACGAGCACCAGCGGTTCGCCGTCGATCAGCGTGCAGGCGGCTGGCCAGGTCGTCGGCATCCCCTGATCCGCAGCTCTGCCAGGAGCCTTTGCCCCCTTTGGTCTTCGGGCCTGAGGGGGCTTTTTCTTGAAGGAGAAGAACCATGCGGATCGCATACATCGGCGGCAAGTCGGTGAAGGTCGACAACATCGCTGGCACGGGCCTGTCGTGGACGCCTGGGCAGGTGCACGAGGTCGAGAGCCCGGAGGCCTGCCGCAAGCTGCTGGCGCACTCGGGCGTCTGGGTGCTGGACAACGCAGCCGAACTCATCGCCGAGGCGAAGGAGCGCGCTGAGCGGGCCAAGGAGCGTGCCGAGACCAGCGCCGCGCTGGAACTGCGATTGCAGGCCGATCGAGATGCCGCAGCCCGAATCGAGGCTGACGCCGACGAAGCCGCCAAGGAGTTCGACCGCGTGGCTGCGGAAGAGACCGCCGCAGCCGAGCGCGCGCAGGCCGAGGCGGACGCAGCCGCAGCGCAGTCGCCCCCAACGCCAGCCACCGAGCCGCCCGCCGGACTGGCAGGTGCCAAGGTCCCCGGCTCCATGAGCCTGGACGAGCTCATGGCCTTCTGCAAGGCCAAGGGCGTGAAGTTCCACCCCAACATCAAGCGCGAGACCCTGCTCGAGCGCCTGGTGGCTCACGCTGAAGGAGCGCAGTCGTGAAGGACAACTACCCAAACGAGGAAAGCCGCCGGCGTTCCTATGGCTCTGCGATGGGCTGCTACCTCGTCGCGCCGCACCTCACCGACGAACTGCCGGCCCGGCCGATCTCGGTCCTGTGCACGGTCAGCGGCAACGTCCGGATGCTCTTCGCCAATGGCGACGACGTGACGATCCCCGTGGTGGCCGGGCAAGAGTTGTTCTGCCGCCCGGTTCGCATCGTCGCGGGCGACACCACGGCCACGCTCTACGCCTTCTGGTAAGACGCCATGCGCCGCCGCTCGATCTACCGCAACTGGTTCCAACGCGACCGCGACAGGGGCCAGCCTGGCGTTGGCTTTGCCGCCATCACGCTTGCCGCCCTGACCGCGATCGGCAGTGGCACGGTCACCGCCAGCGAGCGGATGAGCATCAGCGGCACGCAGATGCTGGACACCAACGGTGCTCCGATCGTCATGCGCGGCATGGTGGTCGGCCGCCGCAACCTGGTGCGCCCTGGCGACGAGGCGGCATCGGCCGCAATGGGCGCCAACTGCCGGCGTATCGGCATCCGCTGGTGGACGGACGGCACGAGCGGCTTCGAGACCGACGCCGAGAGCGACGCCAACCCTGGGCACCTGGACCCGGCCTACTGGGCCGGCACGCTGGCCCAGATCATGGCGACGAAGGCGGCGGGCCTGAAGGTCCACCTCTTCTTCGACTCCAATTGCGGACAAGGGGTTGGCACCGGCGCCGTGTGCAACCTGGGCGCTGGCATTGTCGACTTCGCGAGCAACACGCCCGAGAGCAACGCCAAGAAGGCGAAGTACCTCGAGATGATCGTGTGGGTCATCGGCCAGACCATCGGGCTGGTGGACTCCATGGAGGGCTCGGTCGAGCCGGCCGGCCACTTCACCCAGACGACCTACTGGGACTTCGCCGAAGAGATCATGGACGCGGTCCTGCCGGTCGACCCGCACATGATTTTCTATTGGGGGGCCTACCCCAACTACCAGGCGGCCAGCATCGGCAATGCGATCCGCCCGGGCTGGAACGACGTCGGCAGCCCCTACCGGAACCACCTCGTCGCGACGTGCGACATCCTGACCGGCCTGGCCACCAACGCCACGCTGCGGACCGACCGGATCAACAACTCCATCATCCCCGCGCGCATCGCCCTCGGGGTTCCGGTGGTGCTGCAGCAGGTCGGCACGCGCACCGATGATGACCCAACCGACACCTACCTGGATGCGACGCTCACGCAGCTTGACCAGGCCGCGGGCGGGCCCATCGGCTACATGGGTTGGGAGGAGACCAGCACCTACCCGGCCAGCTACGGCTTCTACGCCCTCACCAACCCGAGCGACCCGAACTCTTCGCGCACCGTGAAGGAGGGCCGCAAGGCGGTCTGGCAGGCGCACTTCACCGGCGCCTACGTGAATGCGGCGATCACCCTGGGGGCCATGACGTCGACCGGCGTGGGCACGCACGGCCACGCCGGCACCCTGGCGGCCACGCTGAGCCCGCTCACAGCCGTCGGTACCGGCACCGCGGGCGGCGGCGGTGGCGGCCCCACCACCGTGCTGGACCTGCGCATGCTGGGCGGGCAGATCGACACCCCGCTGGACTACAGCGGCCTGACGATGTACCAGGACCTGGCCAAGAGCGCGCGCAACTTCGCCCGGGACGTCACCGGCCTGCGCTACCAGGAGGCCACGACCCAACTCAAGATCCTCAGCCTGACGCGCGTGTCCAACGTGGTCAGCGTGGTGCTGCGCGAGGCGGTGACGGTCGAGCACCCAGAGCAGGACATCGCCACCGGCTTCAGGCTGGTGCTCACCTGTCTGCAGGACCCGACCTTCGACGCAGACCACGCGGTCATCACGGTCACCGACCAGACGCACTTCACCTACGCGACGACCGGCCAGGCCAATGGGTCCTATGCCACGGTCAGCGAGTACGACGTCCCGGCGACGATCATCAACTCTGTGGCTGTCGGCTCCGACGGGCAGCCCATCGAGCCCTTCTGCGCCGTGCTGTCGACCGTCAACGGCTCGGCCACGGCGAAGGCAGACCTGAACGGCACCTACGTGGGCACCTTCCCGCCCGGCGCGGTGCTGCCCACCGGCATGACGTTCGACGGCGCGGCCCTGACGTGGGGCGGCGGGTCGACCTTCTCGCTGGTGATCGACAGCGTCGACTCGGCATTCATCGTGATGCACTGCACCGGGGTGAGTGCGGGCTTCAAGATGCCGCGGATCATCCGCAACGACATGGACACCACGGGCGCGACATTGCTGCGCCCCGACTTCGTCGACTTCTTCGGCCGCTTCCTGCGGGTGCACCGCTTCATGGACGCCGGCCGCACGAACAGCAACTCGTGGATCAAGTCCTGGGCCAAGCGCCCGGTGGTCGCCTGCGGCATGGGCATGCCGCTGGAGGACATGGTCAGGTTCTGCAACGAGCTCGGCTGCGACCTCTGGTACTGCTTCCCGCACTGGGTCGACGACGACTACGTCACCCGGGCCGCGACCTACATCCGCGACAACCTCAGCCCGTCGCTGAACGTCGAGTTCGAGTACGTCAACGAGGAGTGGAACGACCGCACCTTCCCGCACCTGATGTGGTGCATGACGCGCCTGCGCAAACTGCTCAAGGCGCACTTCCACGGCAACAAGGGCGAGTCGGTCATCACCTCGGTGACCAAGACGGCGGGCGTGGTGACGGTCAACATGAACCGGGCCCCGCCATTCGCCAACGGCACCACGGTCGTCTTCGCGATCACCACGGGCACCACCACTGGCTACAACACCTCGGACACCGGCGCAGTGGCAACGGTTGCGGGAAACTCGTTCAGCTTCAGCGGCAACTCTGGCAGCGGCACGGCCACGGTCACCGAGGCCACCCTCATCGGCAACCCTTCGAGCCAGGTCTACGCCTGGGACAAGGTCAAGACCTACCGCGAGCTCGCCACGCGCATGCACGGCGTGCGCACCTACGAAGTCGGGCAACTCGTCTCGGCGGTCTTCGGTGGCCTGAATGGCCGCGCGCGGATGCTGATGATGAACTGGTTCGCCAACACGGTCGCCAACGGCAACCTGGAGGACATGGCGCTGAAGTACCTGGAGGCGCAGCACGGCACCACCAAGGACTGGCTGTGGGGCATTGGAGGCGCCCCGTATCCGGAGAGCGAGGCCAGCAACACCACATCGACCCAGGTGCTGGCATCCCTGCGCACCGGCCACGAAGGGGCGCTGGACAACTACGACGTGCAGTACCACCGGTCGAGCTATCTGGCGGTGCGCTACGCCCATGAGCACATCCAGTACGAGGGCGGCCCCGACATGGTCGCTCTGGGAGGCAATACCGCCCTGGTCGACGCGGTCTACGCCGACGCTGACTTCCGCACCTTCAATGCCGAGCTCGTGCAGCGATCGCTAGCGTCCGGGGTCGACGTCTACGTCCCCTTCTACACGTCCATGGCGTTCCCAGGCACGCAGGGCCCGCAGTGCTGGGGAATCGGCCGCACGCTGGCGCTGGACAAGGACATCGGCTCGGCGAGCACTACGCGGATTCGTGGCATCGACGACGTGCTGCTGGCGGCACCTCCGGCCTACACCGACCCGAACAAGCTGCCAGGCACGCTGCATTTCGTCAGCGGCAACGGCAGCATCGTGGATGACACCACGGGAACGGGCGCGAACAACGGCATGCGCCAACTGTTCAGCTCGAGCAGCCTGCTGGAGAACCTGTTCTTCGTCGACCCGGCGAACGACGGCGGCGACATCGACATCACCATCTACGGTGGCTGCGTGGTCGGCGGCGGCTCGAACGGCGTGCGTGTCTACCTCGATGACGTGCTGGTGGGAACGGTCAACCTGCCGCTCGGCACGGGCTCGCCGCCGCATATCGCCAACATGCCGTCGGGCGGCAGCGCGGCGTCGACCTTCACTCTCACCGCGGTCGCCGCCGGCAAGCACCGCCTCAAGATCAAAGCCCCGGCGTCACAGCCCGACGAGGTCGGCGTGAGCAAGGTCGTCGGCGTCCAGCCGCCGGGCATTGACGAATTCGACAGCTACAAGCTCAGCGCCACCCAGTGGCGCAACGTCCCGTGGGGTCCGGAATCATGGGTCGAGCCTGGCGGCCTGGGAACCCTCTACCAACGCCTGGATCTCGATTTGCCGGCAGGCACGGCGCCCGCAGGGGGCTGGCCCCTCGTCATCTGGTTCCACGCCAATGGCAGCACGAAGACGGTTCCGGGTTCCGGCGCCCTCTTCAACGCCAAGGCATCGGCCATGGCAGCCGGCTTCGCCTTTGCGGCTGTGGAGTTCAGGCATCCCGTGGTCAACGTGGGTGAAGGCGCACCCCACACCGACACCGGCTTGGCAATCCAGTACCTGCGGGCCATGGCCACCGCCATGCAGTTGGACAAGACCCAGTTCTTCGGCCTGGCCAAGAGCCGCGGCAGCCTGTGCTTGTGGCAGAGCCTTCAGGCGGACATGGCCAACTCCACTGCCGACACGTGGGAGGGGCGGCAGAGTTCTCTGCTGAAGGGGATCTGGACCCACGCGGCGCAGAGCACCTATTCAACCACCGAGTTCGCCAACCGGTTCATTCTGGCTGGTGAGCGGGCGGCCTTCCTGGTGGCCAATCCGGACGACGTCAGGTGGGGAAGTGCACTGCAGAGCATCCCCACGGCTCCGCAACCGCCCTACGTCACGATCCTTCATGCCGACGCCCATCCGACTGGTCTCGTCCACGCCAACGAGGTCGACGAGCACTACAGCGGGTTTGGCTCAGCCTTCCGGGACGACTACACCGCGAATGGCTTGGGTGCCCTCGTGACGGCCGACGATTTGATCAGTGACGCCAACGCATATATCGGCGCCACGGCCTGGTTCACCAGCCTTCTGTAGCAAGGCCGCCGGCGTCTAGCCCCCTTCTCGTTCCCCCTCCAGCCCGCCTTCGAGCGGGCTTTTTCGTTTCCACCTGCCGGAGATTCACATGGCAATTCAACTGTCGACGGCGGTGCGCGATGCGCGCCAGAACGCCATCGAAACCGCGGTCGGCGTCAGCGCGGTCATCAAGATCCGCACCGGCGCGCCGCCGGCCAACTGCGCGGCCGCCGACAGCGGCTCCGTGCTGGCCACCATCGCCCTGCAGTCGGACTGGGCCGCGGCGTCCGCTTCGGGCACCAAGGCCTTCCAGGGAACGATGAGCGACGCGAGCGCCGATGCCTCAGGCACCGCGGCTCACTTCCGCCTCTACGCCAGCGACGGCACCACGTGCCACATGCAGGGCACGGTGGGCACCTCCGGCGCTGACCTGAACCTGTCCAGCGTCTCGATCACGGCTGGCGACCCGGTGACCATCACCTCGTTCACCACGACCGACGGCAACGCCTGATCGGCAGCGCTTCCAAGAAGCACAACCAGCCCGCCGCGTGCGGGCTTTTTTCATTGGGGAGCCGCCATGGCCATCAGCTACGTGAACGTCACCTTCCTGCGGGACTGGCCCTTCGGCCCGCTGGTCTTCCCATCCGGGATGACTTGCAGCCTGCCCGAGGAGGCAGGCAAGGGGGCCGTGGCGGCAGGCTTCGCCAGGCTCAACTCCGTGGGCACCGACGGCGATCGGATCGCCATGGACGGCGTGACCAGCAATGGATCAACGGTCACGGTTCTGCCGACAGACTCAGCCGCAACGGCCAAGAGCAAGATCGAGACGGTCAACCCAGAATCCGGCATCACCGGCGACGTGCTGTGGGCCGACGGTGTCGGGCGCACTGTCAGCCTCGGTCCGGGCCGCATCCTGGTGCCCGAACTGACCCTGTCGCAGGCGCAGACCCTGCGCGGCGTCAAGGGGTCGACGATCCTTGCGCACGACGGCTCGGCCATCTCCGATCGGGGTGGCGGTGTTGGCGGGTTCATCACCATCGCGAACGACTTTCGGTCGCACTCTGGCATCGCCGGCCAGGGCGTGATCGAGGACCTGGACATTGACGCCTCCATCGCAGGCGGCGTCACCAAGCCAGCGACGGTCCACGGCCTGTATCACCCGACACGCGCGGGCAGCGCCAACGCTCACACCATCCGCAATGTGGGCGTCTACAACGCCCCGAACAACGGCATCCACTACGACGTCGGCAATGACAAGCTGGTGGCCCAGCGCCTGCGCCAGGAGGGCGCCGGCGGCGTTGGCATCTACATCGGCGGCGCGGACTGCAAGGGCTCGGATTTCGGCTCGGTGGCTGTCGGCAGTTCGTGCGAGATCAACGGTGCGGCCGTCGAGCTCGACAAGTTCGACTTCTGGCGGCCGAACGGTGCCAACTCGGACCCGACCTTCAAGATCACCGGCGCGACGAACGGCTGTGTCATCAAGAGCGGCACGGTGGAAGGCAAGACGCTGTTCATCGGAAAGAACGAGGGCAATTCCAACAAGTACATCAACGCCAAGGCGCAATTCGCCTTCGTCCACTTCAAGCTGAAGGACCAGGTGCCCGACTGCCTGTTTGAAGCGCAGTCGGCTGACATGGTGGAACTGATCGCGTGCAAGTTCGGCTTCAGCGGCAATGACATCGTCACCCCGGTCGACTACCTGATCAAGATCACCGGCGCGACGCCAGGGATCGTCAAGATCATCGGCGGGGGCGGCTTGATGCGGTTCGTCGGCCGCGCAGGCGCCACGAACAAGATCCTCATGGACTGCGGCAAGCATGTCTGTGACCAACCCGGGCGTCTGCTCTTCGAGTGGGGGCGCATGGGCACGGTCGAATTCGTGCCGATCGCGGCCACCGCGGGCTCGTCAGCCGACGGAAGCCTGAAGACGCACCTGCCGTTTGACGGTGGCGCGCTCACCTACAACGTGTCCGACTACAAGTTCGGCTGGCTGAACCTGCAGGCGTACCTGGGCAACGCGTCCGCTGCGCTCGACACCGCGCCAGCGACCTTCACCATGCCAGAACTGCCGGCGTTGTCGTCGACCTGCGTTCCGGCACTGCGCTTCCTCCCTTAACTCAACCACGCGAGAGTTCATCCATGCGTCTCTTCCGCTCCATCACCGCAGCCGCCGCGATGCTGCTGCTGTCCGCGGCCACATGGGCCGCGAGCTTCCAGATTGCCTCGATCCTGGTCGACACCGAGGCCAACGTCCTGGCAAAGACCGGGCTCTATACCGGCCAGGAGGCCATCCTTACCGACCGCAACAGCATCAAGAAGGTGTGGAACGGCAGCGCCTGGAAGTTGGCGAGGACATGCCAACTGCTGGCGTACTCGCACGCTGCAGTGACCACGGCGGGCGATACCGCGACGAACACGGCGTTCACAGCGACGCTGCCGGCGATGGGGGCCAATGACTACATCCGCGTCGAGTTCGGGTGGTCGCATACCAGCAGCGCCAACAACAAGGTCTATTCCGTCGAGGTCGACGGCTCCACCATGTATACGAACACGGTGACGACGACGACGATGCTCCACAGCTTCACGATGATCCATCAGCGCAATGCCACCAATGCCCAGGTCGCGATGGGAAACGTCACGGCAGGTTATGGCACGTCCAGCGGCACCATCCAGACAGGCACACGCGATCTCAGCACGGCCGGCAAGACGATCACGGTTCGGTCGGCCAAGGCCAGCGGCGGCGAAACGACGACGCTTGAATACGCGGATGCGTTCGTCTGCGGTGGGGGCTGACCCCGGCGCCGGCCTAGCAACCACACAACCCACCACAAGCCGCCTTTCGGGCGGCTTTCGCATTTCTGGAGGGAATTCACATGGGAACCATCACCGGTCAGCAGATCGCTGACCGCGCCTGGATCAAGGTCAACGAGGCCACCGGGTCATCGGCTGTGCGCTGGACGCCGGCTGAAGCCCTCATGTGGCTCAACGACGGCCAGCGCGAGTGCGTCAACCAGCTTCCCCAGGCGTGGAGCAAGCGGGTGACCCCGACGCTCGTGGCCAGTTCCAGCCGCCAGGACTTCGCTGGGCTGTCGATCACCGATGGGGTGGTGCTGCTCGACGTCATCTGCAACTACAACGCCGCGGGCACGACGCGCGGCCGCGCCATCACCAAGCGCGAGCGGGCGTGGTTCGATGACCAGCTTCCGACGTGGCACAACAGCGCGCCAGGCGAGGCCGTGCATTGGATGTACGACGAGCGCGACCCGAAGGCCTTCTACCTCTACCCGCAGCCGGCCACCGGCAAGGTCGAGATCATCTACTCGGCCATCCCCGCGGATCTCGGCTCGCTGGCCGGCGTCATCACGCTGGACGACATCTACGCCAACGCGCTGCAGTGGTTCATGTTGTTCTCCTTCTACTCGAAGGACGCGACCTACACCAAGAACCCCGCGTCGGCCCAGGCGTACTGGACCCTGTTCATGCAGTCGCTGGGCCTGCGCGGCACGAACCTGGCCGGCAACGACAAGATCGGCACGCTGAACGCAACCGGGACGGGAGCCTGACCATGTTTCTCTACCGCGACGTTCTTCAGGACCGGGCCGGCAACAAGCGCTATGGCAGCGTGGCTGTCACGCTGGCGGGCACCGACACCCCGGCGACCATCTACGCCGACTACCAGGGGGCCACCCCGCTGCCCAGCAACGAGGTGCTGACCAACAGCGACGGCGAGTTCTGGTTCTACCTCGGCAACGGGGTGTTCGACCTGACTGTCACGGTGGGCACCACCGAGAAGGTGATCGAAGGCATCGTCGTCGGGGACGTCAACGTCTTCAACGTCAAGCTGCGCGGCGCGCGCGGCAATGGAACGGCGATCGACTTCGATGCGATCCAGGATTGCATCAGTGAAGCGGAACTACTGATCGGGTCGAACGCCTACAACGACGTCGGCGTGCAGATCGACATGCCGTTCGGGCGCTTCAACATCGGCGAGAACAAGCTGCGCATCCGCAAGGGTGGGGTCTCGCTGGTGGGCCCGGAGGGGCGCGGCGCGGTGATCATCGGCGCGGGTGACTTCATCGAGATGGGGGACGACACCAACGCCGTCCAGACCACCAACGCCGCGCTGGTGAACCTCACCCTTTTCAACACCGACACCTCCAACGAAGCCAAGGGCGTCAAGCTCTATCGGACGATCGGGGTGAAGCTCAAGGATCTCAACCTCATCAACTTCGATATCGGCATCGACGCCGAGCGCGCGAGCACTACGCGCATTGAAGGCGTGGCGGTGCGCAACCAAAGCCGCACCACCAGCGCGTTCGCAATGGTCAGGATGCAGGGCACTGATGAAACCGGCTTCGACACGCCGGCGGTCTACACGCCAGGCGGCGGCGTGCACATCACCGACTTCGAGGGGCGCGGCGCATCGCCGACCGCGGACACGACGCACGGCTTCCTGATCAAGAGCTGCGACGGCCTGTATGGGGTGAACATCCACGCCGGCGGATGCGAGGAGACGATCTCGCTGCGGCCTGATGGCAATGCTGAGAATCGCGTGATCGCCGACCTGCACATCACGAATCTCTATTGCGACGAGCCTTCGCCATTCGCCGCCAGTCCGAAGGCCTTTGTGGTCGGTGGCTCCGTATCCGAGGCGATCGCGTGCGACGTCGGAACGGCGGTCTCCATCTATCGCGGCGTGCGCATCAATAACTCCTGGTACGACAACGCCAACCAGGCGCTGGACGACCTCAGCTTCACTCGCCTGACGCTCAGGCAGTTCAGGATTCGCGGCCTGCACGGCTTCGGCGCGCAATCTGGCGCCTACGTGGAGCCCAGCAACTTCGAGTTCACTCATAACCTGCTGGAGGACAACAACACCAGCGGCGCGACCGGTGGGGCGAGCGACATTCAACTCGCGATCGCCAGCGGCAGCGTCAGCGCCAACGGCTTCGGCCCGGCGGGGGCGGATGGGGCCGACTACACGATGCAGATCGTGGTCTCGGATGGTGGCGCTACCGACAACCCGAATGCGATGGTGCAGGTGGTCGACAACAACCTCACCAGGTGCCGCACGCCGGCAATCCGCCAGATCACGATTACGCGCAGCGAAACCGGTGCTCGGGTCGTGGAACGCGGCAACATCCTGCCCGGGACTGGTCGCGACTTCGAGTGCACTTTCAGCGCCACGACGGTCGGTGCAGTGGCGGTCGACCTGTGGGAGTACGTCATCCCGGCAGGCTCGGGTGGCAACGTCACGGTGATCCTGCAGGGCAGCAAGGCGGATGGCTCCAGTTTCTATGGCGCCACGCACACGGCGATCTTCAATCGAGACGGGTCGAGCGCCGCACTCAAGGGCGGGGCCTTCACCACGGTGGATTCGTGGGACCGCAGCAGCCTCTACGGAGGGGCGCCACCGACCTCGACGCTGTCCTCGAGCACGTTGAAGTCAACGGTCACCGGCCTGCTCGGCGAGACGATCTACTGGACCGCCCGCGTGTCGATCGACTTCAACCGGTAAGGAAGGTCCCGCATGCCGATCATCATCGAGGACAGCGGCAGTGTGCCGCTGGTGTCCTTCGTGCGCGAGGTCATGCCTCACGTCCCGCAGTGCCCGGAGTTCTCGGCCGAGGTCCAGGTGCTCGAGGCGGCGCGCGACTTCTGCCGTCGCAGCCGCATCTGGCGGCAGGAGAACACCCTGCTGGTCACCACGGTGGCCGATCAGGCCGAGTACGACCTGGACCTCCCGGACGCCGCAGAACTCGCCTCGCTGGCCAGCGCGTGGGTGGGAGACCAGGAGGCCGACATCGAACTGCCAGGCGAGGGCGATGACATCGAGCCGGGCACCTCGGGCACCGAATGGAAGGTCGGCGTGGTGGACCACGACACCATCCGGCTGACCCCGGCTCCGGACACCGCCGGCATCGTGGTCAGCGGCACGGCGGTCTTCGCTCCGGCCGAGGATGCCACGACCGTCCCGGACTTCCTCTACCGCCGCTGGAAGCGCGCCATCGTGCACGGCGCGATAGCGGCGCTTCAGTCGGAGGCTGGCAAGCCCTGGAGCAATCCGGGTGCGGTGCTGTTTCACCAGGGCAAGTTCGATGACGGCATCCTCGAGGCCTCCAACAAGGCCGGCCCGGTCCGCCGGCGGCCGCTTCGCGTGAGGACCTACTGATGGGGATCCTCATTGCGCTGCAGCAGTTCCTGGGCGCCAACACCCAGAGGAACCCGAAGGAGCCCCTGGGCCCGGGCATCGGCGTGAACGCGCGCAACCTGGACGTCAGCCGCGGCGACTTCCGCGGCCTGAAGGCGGCCGACGTGGTGCACACGCTCACCGGCCTGGGCACCCAGCAGTTCAGCCTGTACCGCTTCGGGCGCGACACGGCGCCAGCCGACAACGGCACGGATATCTGGCTGACCAGCAGCCTGGAGGTGCACTGGGTTCGCTCGCTCATCGCCCTGGACACGACCGAGCGCACCTACTGGACCGACGGCGTCAAGCCGCGCTACACCGACAGCACGCTGGTCGGTGGGGGCCCACCCTACCCGGTCGGCTCGGTCACGCTTGGCGTGCCAGCGCCGAGTGCGGCGATGACGGCGACCAACACCACGCCGGGCACCGGGCCCGACGAGACGAGGGTGTATCTGGACACCTTCCTGCGCGCCAACGGCGACGAGTCGGCACCGAACGCGAACACCACGTCGATCACGGTCCCAGGCGGGTCGTCGGTCACCTTGAACGGCTTCGCTGCAGTGCCGGGCGGCTCGCACGGCATCACCAAGCGCCGCATCTACTGCTTCACCGGCACCGGCGACTTCCAGCGCGTGGTGGAGCAGACCGCCGCAACCGCGTCCTTCGTCGACAACGGCAGCAGCCGCGGCCTGGTGCTCGGGACCGGCGGGGCGTCGACTCGGCCGACGTGGCTGGAGCCGCCCGACACGATGGTGGGCCTGATCGAGTTGTGGGGCGGGATGATCGGTGCCCACGTGGGCAAGAGCCTGCGCATCTGCGTGCCTGACTTCCCGCACGCCTGGCCCATCGAGTACGAGTACATCCTGCCCTACCAGATCGTCGGCACGGCAAAGTTCGGCACCAACTGGCTCGCCGCCACGACCGGGATCCCCTACGTCCTGAGCGGCAGCCGGCCGGGCAGCATGCAGCAGCAGCCCGTGCAGTTCGATCAGGCCTGCGTCAGCAACCGGTCGGTGGTGTCGGTCAAGCACGGCGTGTGCTGGGCCAGCAACGAGGGGCTGTGCTACTACGGCACCAACGGCCCGCGCATCCTCACGGCGGACCTGCTGGACGTCGCGGAATGGCGAGCGCTGGTGCCCAGTTCAATCGTCGGGGCGCACTGGAAGGGCTGGTACCTCGGGTTCTACAACACCGGGTCGGCGCGCAAGGGCTTCATGATCAGCACGATCAACCCGCAGGGGATCATCTGGCTGGACCAGCGCGCCTTCGGCGTCTTCGAGGACACGATCAATGGCAGCGTGTACCTGCTGGACTCCAGCTTCCAGATCCGCAAGTGGTACACCGGCGCGCTGCTGACGGCGACCTTCAAGACCGGCAAGACGCGGGCCAATCACGAGACCAACCCGAGCCGGGCGATGGTGGTCGGCACCGACTACACAGGCGCGAGCCTGAAGGTCTACGCCGACGACGTGCTCAAGCACACGGCCAACCCGACGACTCGCGAGCCGTTCTGGCTGCCAGGCGGGTACGTCGGGCGCGACTTCCAACTCGAGCTTTCAGGCGTGGGCCCGCTTGAGGCGGCCATCCTGGCCGAAGAGACGCAGGACCTGCCGTGAGCAACCGGTCGAGCTTCGCGCCGCCGATCATCGCGCTGGCGCCGCACGACTCGTCAATCGAGTCCATGCGCGCGGCGGTCATCGAACTGCAGACCTACATCAGGGCCCGTGAACCGGAGCACGATGGGGACGCGCTCGACAAGGTCATCACGTGGCGCGACGCCGTCAACGCGGGGCTTGCACAGTATTCGCTGGGGACGCCAGGCAGCGGCGGCCCGGGCGGTGGCCAATTCGAGCCGCCCCCGCTCGGCGGGCTGGCCGGCTGGGACGACCTGACGCCGCCCGACCCGCTGGACAACCTGGTGGTGACCTCGATCCCCACGGGCTTCTTCGTGGAGTTCGACGCGCCGACCTACCGGCAGGGCGGCGGCAATGCCTACTCGATCATCTATCAGGCCAACTACTCCGGGGCCGGCCCACTGCCGACCTTCTCCAGCGCTGTGCCGGTTGGCACAGTCACCGAGCGCAACGTCATCCTGGTGATCCCGGCCGAGCCGGGCGTGCAGGGGCACTTCTGGGCCCAACCGGTGAGCTTCGCCGAGGACTACAACCTCATCGCGCCGCAGACGCCGCCGACGGGTGGGCTCAATGGCGAGTACGTGATCGCGGGCCAGCTCAGCGACGACCACATCGCCGACCTGT